AATTTAACTAGTAATTCTAAAGTGTTATATGTAGATATACAAACGTCTGATAAAGTTTGATTAGCTAATATTCTATATTCTAGTAGCATCAGTATTTAAATTTAAATTACCTTCATAATCTTGCGTAAAACTAGAATTAGTATTAGTATACCCATCAGCTTGTAACTGTAATTGCAAATTTCTATTTAATTGTGCGCCTAATCCTGCTCCGCTTAAATAGTATTGTATATTAACACCACAAGTAGGAAATTCTGTATACCATTTAGGTGCAGAATAAACTATATCTAATATATGCTGTTGGTCGCTAAAATCAACAAAAAAATCTCCTAATTGAAATAATATGTCCCCATCTTCTGATTGCTTAAAATCTTTTGCTGCTGCCATTATATACCTTGTTTAATTTTAGTATTTTCTAAATCTGCTTTAATTGTTGGTGTTAATGGTGTTACAGCTAAAGGAGGTGTTACAGTTGCTGCCCATGTACCTATAACATTTAATCTGTTTTCTATATTATTTAACTTAGTAACTAAATCACTAACCTTAACTAATCCATCAAAACTTCCATCTCCTAATAACAACTCATTTTCAGTCATTAATATCTCAAACTGCCCTATTGTAATCCTAACTTTATCAATATCACTAAATTGCATAACAAAATAATCATTTTTATTTGTCATAGCAACTATTACTGTACTTCCTATACTAGGTATTAATATAAAGCCATCATTAGGATTAGCTAATAAATTAACAATTAAATTAGAACTATAATATCCTGATAAAGGTTTTACTTCTGAAGTTCTAGTAGTTTCATCTACGCTTATTACTTCTGCTTCTATTATAGAAACATAATCTTTACCCCAAGTATTTGCTAATCTTTGTATTCCCTCTTTTATTTCTCTATTCTGTACACTCATAAACCACGCTCTATTTCTTCTGAACTTAAAAAATCCACTCTTAAATCTAAAAAAACTTCTTGTCTAAATCCATTCATTCCAAAAGTAGTTCTAACTGATTTTATTTTAAACTTACCAGTTCTTTCAGGAATAACCTCATCAACTATTTCAACAGTGTCTCCATGCTTAACCCTAGGTAATCCAAAGGTAGTGAATTTACCCCTCCAACCATCATAAGTAATACGCTTAATTTCTTTATCAACATATTCTATTAAGGTTTCTTTTTCCATCTTCATTCCATTAATAGTCCTTATCTCTCCATCAAATGCAGTAGGCTTATCTTCAATAGGCACTATCTTTAATTGTCTTTCAGTATGCAATCCTTCGTAATAAGCAAAATAATGTAATTTATCTGTTTTAAATTTCTTAGTACCATCTTTATTAGTCTTACCTTCAATCTCTATTAATTGTGATGATTTTACCTCTATTCCTATTCTTACATCATCAGTTCTTTTATAAAGTAAATCATCATCAATAATGTTATACTGAAATTTAAAAACATGGTCTGTATTATCTTGTGGATAATAAACAAGGTACGCGCATCTTAATTCATCATTTCTTATAAAACTTTCAAATCTGAAATCTCTTTGTATCCTTTCTAATACCTGTGCAATGGTTTCATTATTAGTAGTAAAATTACCTACTTTAGTAGAAATAAAATTACTCATTGTTAATGGCTTATTAGGAACTAATTCTAGCATCTCTGTGAGCATTTCTTCTATCGTTCCAGTATAAGTCTTGTTTGGTGCCTGAACCTGCTTTAAAAGCCACATTTTATCCTCAAAATGTATTTCAATAGGCATCCTATTATCTACATTTGAAATGTAACCATCAAAAACATTATTATATTCAGTAATTTCTTGTTTTTCATTATCTACTGTAAGAACTTCATAGGTATATCCTAAATCAATCTTTATTGAATCTCCTCTTAATATTAATGGTTCTCCTAACTCATCTCCTGATATAATATTTCTACCTTCAAAAGTTATATTCTTACCAAGCTCATCTGAATAATAAATATTTTTAGGTAAAATCATTTTACCAGCATCAGTCAAATTTTGCCAAGATGAATTAATCTCTATATCATTAACAAAGTCAAATATTATTATCCTGTTTCTATTAGGATAACTTTCTGTTGGCTTTTGAGTTAATTTTATATAACTTCTAAGTATTAACATTTAATTTTAAATAAAAGGTATATAATCTCTATTAATTACTTTTTTTATTTCAGCTTTAGTATTATTAATAACATAAGGAGTATCTGAAATAGCATTTATTTCAAATGGCTGTGAGCTATATTGTCCTTCTAATTGTGGAAATTCAAAATCTGTTATCACTAATTCATAAACACAAAATTGATATAAATACCAACTTTCTACTGTTAATGCTTTATTTAATTGACACATCTGAAATAAATCATTTACAGTGCTTAATCCTTTATCTATTTGTGTTTGAGGATATTTACCATTAGAATTTGTTATAACTCCTTTAATATTTATTTTATAATCTCCATCAGATATATATTCCTTTACAGTTCCATTTCTACCTTGTATTGATGTAGTAATTATATTTTTTGTTTGTGTAACACTAAATAATACAGTAGGTATTTGAACGCTTATTTTTGTTCCGTTTACTGCAATAGCAGTAAGATTTAAATCACTAAATACAGCAGTATTTAAAAATGAAGGATATTGTGGTAAAAAAGAATGTGTTGAAGGACTATCAGGTGTAGGAGGAGTAGGTATATTTGCATCATAGGGATTAATATCTATTGGTTTAAATGCAACTTTAGCTATTCCTGGTTTATAAATAACAGTTTTTAAAGCTCCTAAACCAAATGTTTTAATAATTAATTCAGAAGTATTTATTACTTGTTCTTTTGTTTTAGGAATAACTAAATTTGCAGTATCTTTTAATATCCTTTCAGGATTTAAATAATAATTTTCCATATCTTATTGTGTTGCTATTCGGTTTGCATCATTAACTGCCATCAATAAAGCTTTGCTTACTTCTTCTGCTATATTATTGGCAAAATCTTTAGCAGCATTCTCTACTTTTATATTTTGTGTTTCTATTAACTTATTGATGTTAATATATATATTATGACCATATCCTTTACCAACACCTGTCGTGCTTTTTCCTGCTTTAGTTTCTATTTCCTCTCCTTTTGCACCTTTAACACCTTTTTCTTTACTATTCTTAATCCTTTTCATATAATCTGATAAAGATTCTATATTAGGATTATAAGGTTCTACACCTTCATTAAAATAAGAAAATGTATTAAAATGTTTGGTTTTAGAAACATTTGATAAAGAACTTTCTCTATATGTTTTGTCTGCTTCTATAATACCTTCTTTTAAAGCTCTCCAAGGGGCTGTAAAAGTATCAATTAATCCTTTAAAAATTTGCCCTGCTTTATCAAAATTTCCAGTAAGTAAAGCTACCGCACCTGCTAATAAATGAGCAATGCTTTTAATAGGCATTATAAGACTTGCCCATATTGCTTTTCCTATTGCTATAATACTAGGTACTGAAGCATCAATTATTTTATGGAATCCTTCAAATTCATTATAAGCATAAACTAAAGTGCCTGCTAATGCAGAAATCATAATAATAATTTCAGGAATACCTGTTGCCCATAATGCAGCAACTAATCCCCAAACTCCAGTAGTTAATCCTAAAATACCTATTGTTGCTAATCCAAATCCTGCTGCTAATATACCTAACCCTACCCCTAATCCTCTTGCTACCGAGTCATGTTCTTTTAAATACCTAGAACCTTCACTTAATTTTTCATAAAAAGCAGTTAAACCTTTTATTACTCCTAACTGTAATCCTTTAGTAGTTTCTCCTAAATTATATTGGAAATCTATTAAAGCATTATTCATTAAGTTAGTCTGTACTGTAATGCTTTCTCTTGCTGATGCTACACCTCCTGCAAATTCTTTTTTTAATTGGTCAGCAAATTTAGGCAAGAAATCCTCACTTAATATTTTACCCTCTTTCATTAATTCCATAAACTTACCTGCTGTCAATCCCATAGCTCTTGAAGCTATTCCTAATGCACCAGGCAATCTATTTCCTAACTGCCTATTTAACTCCTCTGCACTTACCTTACCCTTACTCATCATTTGCTGTAAAGCATACATAGTACCCTCTGTTTCATCAGCAGATAAATGCAATACAGTAGAAGCCATTGATACACCTTCAAATATCTTTCTTACACCTTCTCCTGCATAAGAAGTACCCATAGCAGCACCCTGCATCCTTGCAAAAGCTTTTGCTGTGGTAATTAAATCTAATCCTAATTCATTTGCTTTTTGTCTTGCATATTCATAATCTGCTCCTCCTTGTCTTACGCTTCCTGATGCAAAATTTAATTGGTTTTGTATTTCTTCTACTTTTCTAGTGGTTTCCATTACACCACTACCAAATTGAACTATCTTATCTTTAGCATACATTAATGCAGAATAAGATATTAAATCTTTAAAAACACTTTTAGTTTCTTTTGTAGTTTTATTAGTGTTTTTTAAAGCTGTATTTAACTTTTCTGCATTTTTAACTGCTTCTTTAGAATCATTAGCAACATCTTTTATATTTTTAGCTAATTGTCTTGTTGAACCACTAGAAGCAGTAGATTTAAATGCTTCATTCATATTCATTACAGCTACTGAAACTTTCCTAGATGATACCATCATAGTTTCATTAGCAGCAACAGCAATATTAGCTAAACTTCTATAACTGATTTTAGCTTTATCTACTGATGTGTTTAATCTTTCTGTAAGTAATATTAAGCTGCTAAGCTTATTAGACATTAAGTCGTTTAAGTCTAAGGTATACCTAACATTATTTTCAACATTCATAGCTATTTCATTTTATCAAATTTCTTTAAACACCACTTTAATTCTCCCCATCTCATATAAAAATCATCATCACTCAAAACATCAGGGTCAATTTTAAAAAAATAGCGAAGTAAAGCACTTATATGTCTTTCTTCGCTACTTTCATCAGTTATTTCGTATTGAACTAACTTTTTTTTTGTTTCTCAGAATAAAATTTAACTAATTCATTAGCTTTCATTAAAAATCCAAAATAAATTTTGTCATTTTCAGGATTTTCATCTAAAATTCTAGGGTCTGAATACTCTTTTATTAAACAAGTTTCTAATAAGATATTAGCA